TGTGTTTGCAAAATACTTAAAGTCTTCTACGCCATCAGTTGTAGTATATTTCTTTTGAAATATAATTTTATCTGCTGTTGCAATTGCAGTATTTTCTTCGCCAACAATTTGTTCAAAGATGTCAGGATCGTCTACAACTCCATCGTCGTCTAAGTCAATAAATTGAACTTGGATTTTTCTGCTGTCTAAGTATCCTTCAGCATCTCTGTATGCATCAGTAATTGTCCAATTAAAATCTCTAGTAAATGGAGTTAGTTCGCCTGGTTGGCGATTAATATTTAAGATGTCAATCTTATCTCTAACAACTTGCCCTGTTGAAGGGTCATAAATTTTATCAGCAGCATCAAAGAAGAATCTAATTTCATCTGCACTTTCCATTACATAGCGCAAATTGCGGTATGTAATTGTGTACTTTTCGCCATCTGTTTTAAAGTAAAGCATCCAACTTGCATCTAAATTTTCACCTGTTATGTCTCCTGCTTTACCAGTAGCAAAGTCGCCAAGAGTATTAATGTCTTCAGCTAGTACAATCTTCCACTGTCTGTTGTATTGGTCATAACGTAAAGCGAAATCTTTGTATTCAAATGCTTGATCAATTAATTGTGTTTTTATATCATTAATTAATACTTTAGAAAAATTAGGTATAACTTGTTCTAAAATTGCGCCAGTTGGGATAACATCATTTAATTTTATAGGAGCAATACCGTCTTCGTTAATTACTGTTCCATTACCTACAACAGACACAACTTTACACCATTTATATGTAGTTTTACCTAGGTGATCAGAATCTCCGTCATCCATTAGTGTTCCGTCGGGCATAAAGTGTTTCCCAGCCGGTGCTACAAATTTTAATAGTGTGCCTGCTTCTAATAATCTTAAACTATTAGCAGTAAACGTTCCTACTGTATATGAGTTTCCGTCTACATCATTAAATAATCCTAATGTCTGATTAGTACTTGTACTTGACTGTGTCCACGATGCATTAAGATCACTAACAATGATTTTTGGATATTTTGCAAGATAAAAGCTTTGGGCGTTGCTACTTCCTAATATGCCTTCAATAGTATTATATATAACGCCTTCGATGTCAGTTTGTGTTGCAAACGTAAATGACTGCTTTTCTGTAAATTCTTCTTTGTAAATTACACCATCGTCTGAAAAAAGACTTGTGTTTGAATATTTTCCGCTGGCATCCTTCAAGTCAAAGAAACGACTTATGCCGCTACTAATCCTGTTTGAACTTTTAGTCTTGATAATATCTTGACTAATTGCAAGAGGACCGATATTATAATCTTCTCCTGTAATTAATCTATTTTGTGTATAATAGGTTGCTGGAGCATTTTGTTTAATTTCTGTATCGGTTTCTGATTCTGAACTGTTGCTAATTGTATAATTTAATTTAAGTCCAATTGTAAGTATATGGCTAGTTCCGTTTTTTGATTGGTACGGGATTTCTATACTTACTGTGCTTATTGCACTAGGAGTAATTACACTACGTCTATTATTGCTAGTTCTATAATATGTCTTGAAGTTTCCAGCAGGTAAGTTACCAAATACACCATCACTAAAGTTTAAATTAATTCTGTCGCCAATTCTAGTTGTCACAGCAAATACATCTCTAGTTTTGTTGAACAAGCTATTATAGATAACATTATTGCCTTCTGTCGAGTCAATCTTTTGCCATTCGTTGCTTTCAAAGCCTGCACTGTTTAATGCAAATAACCATACATCACTGTCGTTAATATTTTCAGCATCAATTTGTACTGCTTGATTTGGCGTCGGGTTACTTACTGTAAAGTTTCCTGTCTCAAGTTTACCTTGGCGGAAGTGCATAAAGAATCCAGTATTATTCGATCCTGCTCCTTGGCCATCATCTCTAAACAAAAATGCAGGACTGTTGCCTGGCAACGGTGCTTCTTCCAAAATAGTTTGATCTAAAATATCCGAACTTACAATTTCAAAGCGTGTACTCACACCTTCAATGCGCTTAGTAAATGGATAAATTGCTTGTCCAGTGTTTGTAGCATTTAAGCGATATTTTTGTGTTTGCACATCTGCAATCAACGAACTCTTTAACGGATTACCGATTGAGTTAGATAATGGCAATGCTGAATTTAAAATTTTAGTAAACTGTTCAAAGTAATTTGAGTTAGTTTGGTCATTCCACTTAACAGTAATGCCTGCCATGTTTAAACCGTTACTATCTAAAAGATTTTCAGTTGTTTTAATTGTATCAAATTTAAGCAAGCCGTTAGCTGCTTGATTACGTCTTGGATTGTAAGACAGCATACGTGCTAGACGTAATACACTTTCTCTGCGCTCTGCTGTTTCAAGGAAGTTTTCACGAGCGTTTAAATCAATGCGGAATGATAAGTTTTGCCCAAGGAAAGCAATCATATCAATCAGCGCAAGATATTCACTTGATTCAATGTAATCGTTAAAATCTTCTGGATAGTTTTGACGCAGATAATTAATCATTGTGCGTCTTAGATTATCAAAATCGTAGCTTTGGAAATCTGCGTTCCTAAAGCTTTGGTAAATTCTTTTCCAGTCCTCTGCTACTAGTAGCCTTGACTGTCTATCATTTGAAGACATGTGCATTTCCTTGTTTATTACTAATATTTAGCTGAAAGGAAAAAGTGCGTATTTAATTTTTAGTATTACAAAAGACCGTTTTCTTTGTCAAATTTAAAGCGTAATTGATCTGTTACACCAAAAGGTAATACAGAAATTGTACAATCGATTTGTATGCCTTGCTCGTAAGTATCAATAATAACATCTTCAGCTTTTATCCTAGGATCATAGTTAATAATCCTAGTAACGTCTTCAATTATTGCTTCTTGTACTTCAACTGTAAACGGTTCATAAAGTATATCCCATATAATAGTACCGAACGTAGGATCACTTAATTTTTCAGTTTGACGTATATGAAAATGATTAATCAAGTCTTGCTTAATAAGTTCAAAATCGTAAACGCTAAAACTTTTTGCATCTGCAACTGTCGAAAACCCTCTATATTTTCTTCCAGACGATGCAACTTGTTCGGGCTGGCTTACAGTTACTCTTTTGTACAGATTTTTTTCTAATTGGCTCATACTATATTTACCTTAATTATTGCGGATTAGAATGGGGTGATACTGTCTGTGTAGCAGCACTATTGTCTGTTGGATCTACCGTTGGCGGATTAGCATTTGCCGCATCAATTTCTTGTTGTAAACTTCTAAGTGCATCTGCTTCTTCGTTATGAAATCTATTTACAACAGATTGTCGTACTGCGGCTGTACTACTAGGGAAGTGAGCCATGCCGTTGCCTCGGCGTCGTTCAGCATACACTGCTCTAATTAGGGCAGCGTCAGTAGGAGCTGTTGTAGTCGGCACACTTGGGGGATAATTTAGAGCCGCTAATGCATTTTCAAATATTCTCCTACCGCCGCTTCCTTCGCCATGTTGTATTGCAGAAGAAAACAATGCCTGTTTTACTGTAAGAGATCTTTGGTCAACATCAAGTCCTGTACGGTCCAATACTTGTTTAACAACAGGGCCATAATATCTTAATCCTGCATATTCACTTTGTACCTGGGCTCCTTGATCAGTTCCCATTACTTGTTGCCATGCTGCTTTATATGCTGCTGTGCCTGCTTGTCCAGCTGATGGCCCGCCAGCTGCTGCTAGTTGCGATTCTAGAGCAGGGTGCGCTTGGGTAAGCCATGCATGAAAAGCGTTTAATGCTCCGGTATTTGATGCAAGTTGATATTTTCCATAACTCCAGCCGCCAGTTCTGTCATTTCCAATAATTCCCGGGTTTCCTCGAGATTCGTATTTTTCACTCAAAGATCCGATACCCGGAGTATAATCATAGTCACTGGTATAATTGCCTGGCGGCACAGACGGTTGGCCGTTGCCGCCTACGCGACTGGCACTGCCTGTACTTATATTGCCGCCGCTTCCTTGCACATATGCACTCGATGTTCTGCCTTGTAAATTTTTATCAAATGTATCCGGAGTAAGTATACGGTCTGCTGACGGTAATCCGCCGGGTGTTTCTCTATCTGTAAATATTTTCTTAAACGCCATTGGATCCATATTTTCGTGATGTGGCCAAGGCTCATGTTGCGGTGCTCTTGTGAGTATAGTATCGTATCCGCTTATAACTCCGCCAGGTTTTACACGCGGTAATTTGTGTGTACTTAACGGCTCTACTGCGCTTGCTGGGTTTGCGGTAGGAGCGGTTGGGCCATTCATATGTATATACGTTGCAGTTTCTCTATGTTCCTTTGCACTATTAATAAATGTATTGCCAGCAGCAGTAAGTCTGTTGTCTTGACCACTTTTAACATGCAATGTTTTTCCAGTATCAATATGTTGAGACTGATTTACTTTTATGTGTTGATTTTGTCCTACAGTAATTTTACTATCTTTGCCAACGCTTAAATTAAAGTTATTTTTAGATTCAATCTGTACTCTGCCGGTTTCTCCTGATTTGCTATTTCTTCCTGCTGCTTTAATATTAACGTTTCTGCCTGCTTCCATATTAATATCACGTTCAGCAGTAATGTTTAAATCATTCTCAGTCATAATACTAACACTATCTTGTGCATGAATATCAATTTTACCATCACTGGTCATTTCAATCCACGTAGATCCACGAGCATTTCCAATATAGATTAAATCTTCACTGTTATGCATTAGTATTTGATGCCCAGTTCTAGTTCTAAAACGCATTAATTCGTTTTGTGGAATAGTTCTATCACCGCCAGGTTCATTATTACCTTTGTTTTTGTAAATAGGCGGACCATCTTCTGCATGAGTTGTACGTACAAATCTTTCGTCGCCATCATCCATTACAAATGCACTGCCGCCTAGTCTGTTAGACGGAACACTTACTTTATTACCTGCTGTTCCAATTTCTACAGTTGGAGAACCATCTCTGCGATCTTTTGGACCAGGTGTGCTTATACCAAATACTGCACTAGGCATTTCACGCCTTGCACTCGTTGTAGTTGTGCCGCGAATTTCGTCATTAAGTAAACCTTGTATTTCTAAAGATTCTGAAAAATCCTTGTTGTAAGGTTTGGCAAACAACGTAGGATCTACTTTAGAACCACTTTCAATTGCTTTGTTATATTCGCCTACTGGCAGTTTTCGGCCTCTTAACGGAGGAGGTGTAATTTCAGTTGTGTTTTCTGTAGATGCCCTTCCATCAGGTATCATAAAATTCATATAGTCTGCAGGTATACAGCCGATCCAATAGCCAAAGTTTGCATTTCCTTCAGCAAATATAACAAGCACCTTGGTGCCTACATCAGGAGGCACCATCCACATGCCGTACGACTTTTGTGTGTGTTCGTATCCATCATTTGCTGTGAGTGCAGCGTTAGGCGTTACTCCGTAAAATGGAGAAAGGTACCTAACATTAAGTAACTGTCCACTACGTTCCGGTGTGCTGCCTGAGCTAGTATATTTTAATAACTCAACAACAAGACCGCCCATATATTTTGTATCTAAGTTATTAACTACAATTGCTTCAAATGGTCCAGAATCTTTAAATGCAACATTCTGATTGCTAGTAGTTCTTGTATATGTTCCGTTTGCCATATTATTGTGGTCCTGTTTGAGTTAACATTAATTATTGAGGGCCTACTTGGCGACCTGCTGCTTCTGCTTCTTTTCGCTGTCTTAATCTGCTTCCTGATGCAACTGTAGTTGAGCCAACTGGAATACCGCCGTCTAACGGTGGCGTTGTAACTCTTGGAGTTGTAGTAGGAACAGATGCGTTGCCTGCTGCATTCATACTTGATCCGCCGCCATTAGGAGTAAACACTTTTTTGCCGCTATTAAAATCATATCTATCAAATCCTCCTTCTAGTGGCTCGTATATATATACATTTGCACTGCTATTAGTTGGTGTTGTTGACTGTCCTGCTGTAGGTGTAGAAGGTTGCTGAGTTACTGTAGTAGGTGCAGTTGTAGTAACTGCTGGTCCTGCTCCTCCAAATGCATCTAATGGATTTGCAGCAGCACCTGACGGTGATGATGTTTGTACAGGAGGAGTATTTTGTTGATTGCGACCTCTTGGATCGTTTGCATCTGGATTTGGTATTACTGATGAAGGAGCAGCAGCGGCAGCCCTAGCTTGTCTCATAATTGCATCTTGGTAAGGTACACTTGCAGGTGGAGTTGCTCCGCTTCCACCTGCATTGGTTACTGGTGGATTATTAGGTAAACATGGATCAGTACCTGTTTGAGCGCCTGTTGCTAATGCTGCTGACGCAGGACCAACTGCTGTACCTGCTCCGCCGAAGGCATCTAATGGATCTGCTGCACCAACTGCTGGACCTGCTCCGCCGAAGGCGTCTAATGGATCTGTTGCACCTACTGTTGCACCTGCTCCGCCGAAGGCGTCTAATCCCACTTCTGCAGGCGTTGTTTCACTTTCTGTAACTACTCCAGCAGCACCTACTTTAGCAGTTGTAGTAGTTACAACTGTAGTTCCTGTAGTTGTACTCGTAGTAGCTTCAGATTGTGTTTCTGGTCTATTATCATCTCGTGCAGGGTCAGGAACATATACTCGAAGTCCTTGATACTTTGGCAACGCAATTGCGCCAACAGGGATTTGAGTATACTCATTTGCCGTACTACTCCATCGAGAGCCAAACTCTTCACGTAACTCACTGTAATGATCAAGTAATGGCAATGCATCTACATCATTACTTGCAGACACTTCAGAACTTACAGGATATACTACCCAGTAGTTCTTGTTGTTAGGATGGAGTACATCTTCGCCTTCATTGTCAATTACTATAACTAGGGCAGATGTTCCTTGACTTATAAATAGTTCAGATCCAAAATCATACAGATCATCAACATTTTGAAAACAAATCTGTCCAAGACTATTTCTCCAAGGTGCACGTGGATCTACTTCAACTGTGTTTTCTTGATCTAATTTTCCTGCTGATTCTTCCGGCAAGCCTACATCATCGTCATCATCTGCCATTATCTTATCCTAATAAACTTCTAACTCTCGCTTTTGCTGCATCTGTTGCAGCAGAAACTCCTTGATTTGCAGCAGTATTTACAGCACTACTAGCTCTTGATGCTGCGCTATTGACAGCTGCACCTGCTCCACCAAATGCGTCTAATGGATTTGCTGCGCCTACTACAGCACCTGCTCCACCAAATGCGTCTAATGGATTTGCTATACGAGGTATGATCTTAGTTAAATCTGGAACATTTGCTACTCCAAAATCTATGCCCTTTACTGCTTGAGAAAATTGATCTCCAATTCCACCAAAGGCAGCAAGTTGGTCCGCTAGTTGATCAAACGGTGCCGATAGTTGTGCTGCTATATCTGCTCCAATTGCAGGATTTATTTTTCTAATGTCGTCGCGGGTAGGCGCTGGCATACAATCTGTGCTCGGTTGTCCACTTTGTCCTACTGTGCCATCTGACTGAACTGTTGCTGGACCAGTCTTAGTAGTATTATCAGGCAAAATTGATCCAGAATTTGTATGAGTTGATTCGTCTTCTTGGCCTCTCATTCTAATCATTTTAAGTGTTTGAGTAAATTTGCCGCCTGAAAATTTACTAGTAGCTGCCCAAATTTGAAACAACCCGCTAAATCCTGGAACAACTAAAGGCATTTCCATAGTTGCTCCTGTAACTTGATAATCAAAGGGAGATCTAAAATATACATTAGCAAATACAGGACCTGTCATATATGCCATTGTTCCGTCTTCGGTTATTGTAGGCGACTTGCCGCGTCGTGCTACATAATTTCCAGTTTCTTGCGGAATGAAATACGGATCTCCCATGATTTCCATTTCAGCTTGTACCATATCAACTGGTAATTTTGTAACAGTGTCGTGAAATATTTCAGCTATTTGTCGACGTACATCATTATTATGTCCGCCGCCGCGCAAGCCAATGTCTCCTGTGCCTAGTTCTGCTGGCGTATCATCGTTTGTTCCTGTGCCAGTTGGCAGAGCCGCTGAGGTGCCGCTGTCTCCATTTTGCTGTGTAAGTGCTGTTGTGCCTGCATCTGGATCTCTGCCGGCGGCAGGAGTAGAGCCAAAATCAGAAGTTGCTGCTAGTAAAAATGATTGATTGAATGTAAGATCAAAATTTAAAACATCTTCGTTTTTGCCACTATAAATATAATTATATACTTTAGAAGCAGAGTTTTTAAGTCCTTGAATATTGCTTGATTTTCTATCGCCTGATATGTGAACTGCTTCAGGTACTTCATAAGGCATAATACTATACACATATATTTTTGGACGTCTACCTAATTGTGCTTCAGTTAACGGACTTTCGCCTAAATAAACATGTGTATCAATTTTAAACCATTTGTTTAATCCATTTGTCGCGCCTTCAGTTGCTCGTTCAGCTGCATAAGTAGATTGTAAAACTAATTTTTCAATAACAGTAGTAATTTGTTCGCCTTGACTAAATTGAAAATCTCTTGCTTTATCAGCAGGCTGAGCTGCTATAGAAGCAGTATCAACTATTCCAGTTTCTGGATTAATTACCTGACTTGCATCTGCTTCAGCTGAGTTTCCTGGAGCATTAGTGTCTTCATTAAGTGTACTTAATCCTATTGCATTCATTAAATTAGTATCTTCGGCAAATGTTTTAAGTATTGCATAGATATTATTAGGAGGAGTAATAGTTATAACGGTTGGATTAAAGGCAGCTCGTAATGCTGGATTAGTTTCTGCTAAATTAAATCCAGCACGTTGTTCTTCTCTTTCTTCAGCAGTAGTAGTAAATGCACTATCCTGCACAACTTTAGATTTTAATGCATTTTGTATAGATGCACGGTCCTTAGGAAAACAAATTATATATCTATCATACGGAGCAAGTGTGCCGGCCTCTTCTAATGCTTCAATTTGACTATTAACTCCAGCAGACACTGATGTATCATTAGTTTCTAATACTTCGTGTAATCTTAGTCCTGTGGCTTTAACTGGATTTTTAATTTTATTAATATTATCGGCCAAACCAGTTTCGCTCATTGGAACTGCACTAACTTGGTAAACGCTTCCTTTTCCAGAAACATTAAAATCCATATTAATTATTTGTATAGGTATAAACATAGGTCGTAGAAGAAAGTTTGCATCAGTCTGACCGTCCAAATTCCATCCTACAAAATCAATTCTTATACAAAATGGTGCATGATTGAACCCCGAATATCCTGCTTCTTTTGCTGATCCTATAACTGCTTGTATAAAATTACCCATACTATATGGCTCAGTAATAGTGAAATTCATCGTTGCGCCAGGTGTAACTCGTGTGTTAGGATTTGGAGAAATTAGTGATTCAAATTCTATATCATCAATATAATATTCAGCGTGTTCACTTTTGCCAGCTCCAGTTTCATCAAAAACCTGGTATCGCTTTTCTGTGCCGCCGCTGCTTTGTACTATGAAATTTTTAAATCCAGTAGATCTATATATTTCAGGATTATTATATTCTGCTGCATCAAGCACACCTAGCGTAATTTTATAATTAAAACTATTATGATCTCTTAGTGGATTCGGTATTTTACTGTCTGAAGATTTGTCGTTAAATGAATTTGTAAATGTATTATCAATAAACTCTGCGCCGAAATCAGTTTTTCTAAGTTCGTCTAAATATTGTGATTGTATTAAAGAGTCTGCTTCGCCAGTTATACTATTAAGCTCTGCTAATCCTCGTTCTACAATTTTTAAAGGATTATTTGCTAATCCTGTTAGTTCTTCAGCATTTGCAATTAACCCGCCTAATTTATTTTGTATTCCGCCCAGTAATTCATTGCCTAATGCACCAGTTGCTGCGCCTAATAATGCGCCTTTGATGCTTCCTCCAGATAACGCAGTGTTTATTAATTTGCCGCCGAGCCCAGGCACTGCTGCACCAATACTGTTACTAACAGAACTTACTACTGAAGATTTTAAACTAGATTTAAGTGCATTGCCTAAGTTAAATGCCATATTATATTCCTAAAGACGAGCGTAATGCTTTTGGATCTGGTAGGAAAATCTTAGTGCCAGCAACAAAATCAAACACAGGATCTTTCAGTAAATCTAAATTACGCTGTGCAAATACCCACCATAAATCCTTTCTACCATATATAATATGTGCCAATAAATCAGGACGATATGTATATTCAGCCGTAATTGTAAATAAAATATCAGTAGTGCTGGATGGAACTGGGCGAGGTTTTAAGATATCTAAATATCCTCTTGGATTAATTGGTGTATTCAAGTACGGACTTAAATTATTATCTGCCATTATACAAATCCTTCATTGCCACCAACATGCTTTCCAGCTGCAAAGTCATTTAAACTAAATCCTGATTGCGAACGTCTTGCATATTGTGGCTGTAATGTAACTGTAATCGAACTTTGTGTAGGAACATAATTAGGCTGTCCATTTACTACAGCTTGTATATAATCTACATCTACTGGTAAATCTGTGGTAAAATTAGTAATTACAACTGGTATGTTATTTAAAACGTGTTTTCCGTATCCATTTAATCTACAAACAACTGGAGGATTACCTAAAGGATCGCTTGCGCCATAAAACATTTTAGTTGCAGTTCTTAAAAAGTGTAAGCAGGCAAGCCAATATCTTGCATCTGCTTCGTTTTCTTGATAAAACTCGCCAGTAATTGTTATTGCATCAACTTGACTACTTTCATATGCATTATACGCATAATTTGTGTGTGTAGGCTGTAGTTGAGAATAATTTGCACTATGACTTAATAATACTGTAGGATTGAATGGGAATACCATTTTATTTCCTGTGTCCCAAGCAGCGTTTGTGTTTGACAATCTTAATGGAGCAAGTATATCGGCGCTTGATCCTTCTCCTGATAGTAAATCAGGCACACTAATACTAACACGCCAATCGCCTGGAGTAGTTGAATTATTATTAACAGAATCGCTAATAATTGCTCTCGAAATTGTTCTATTATTAATCGACGAGCCAAAGCCGCCGGTTTCGTTAATAAAATTAGCAGCAAGTTTTCCTAAAGGGCCAAGGCCACCTAACTTTTGACTAATAGTGTCACCAATAGCACTCTTGACAGCACTCTTAGCATCACTCACAATGCTACTTAGAAAGTTTGATGCTGCTTTTTTAATGTTAAATGCCATAATTTATTTTACTCCTACACTACTATTTAGTTGACAAAATTATGTGTGTATATTATAATTATTCTTCGGTTGACATTGATACAGTTAGCGTGTATAATATAAGTTAACTATAGGAGAGAATGATGCGTCCCAAGAATTATCTTAATAATAAAGACATACTTAAAGAAATACACAAATCAAAAAATAAGTTTAACAGTTATTTAGAACCAGAGTTTGGTCAATATGACATTATTTTATCTGATGTAAGTAAAATTAACCGGCTTACTGTTGCAGAAGCAAAGCGTAATAAAGCAAAGAAGATGTCATCTGCTGAATACGAGCGCCGTAAAGGTCTTGGTGAGAAGGTTAAACAAGCAGAGTGCGAAACACTTGCATCTGAAATTACAAAAGAAGAATTAATCTTCCGTGTAATGACATTTGAACACATTCCTGACGAGCCCGGGCGCAAAAAGAACCCTAAAACAGTTGCTGATACAAAAGTTAAACTCCCTTTTCCACCGTTTAAGCATTACAAGTACAATGACGAAGGTGAAATTATCCTAGTAGGCAAAAGCCACTGGGTAGGCGGAATGGATAACGGCAATTTTAGTCACAAGCACGGCAAAGCAACAGACAACCTTGCTATGATGTGGCTAAAACTTGTTGATAGATATGCAACTCGAGGCAATGTACGTGGTTACACATACAATGACGAGATGAAAGGGCAGGCTATTTTACAACTTTCGCAAATTGGACTACAGTTTGACGAATCTAAGTCAGATAATCCATTTGCATACTATACGGCTGCTGTTACTAATAGTTTTGTACGGGTTATTAACATAGAAAAGCGTAATCAAAACATTAGAGATGATATCTTAGAGATGAACGACTTGTCTCCTAGTTATACAAGACAGAATCAAGGCGAATGGGAAGCAAGTGTAAAGCGGAATGAAGAAGCACCGTTAACAGAATACACCGGAACCAAAAAATAGGTTGACAGGTGTCAATAATTACTATATACTTTAACAAGTAATATGGAGAACTAAACTTGTTTAAAAAAGCTGCGGTATTTACAGATATTCACTTTGGTTTGAAAGGCAATAGTCGTGTTCATAACGAAGATTGCGAAGAATTTATTGATTGGTACATCAAACAAGCACAGGATGCCGGTTGCGAAACTGGTATCTTCTGTGGAGACTGGCATCATAACAGAAATTCGCTTAACCTTACCACTATGGATGCTACAATTAGAAGTATGGAGAAGTTAGGTGCTGCATTTGAGAAGTTTTACTTCTTTGACGGTAACCATGACTTGTATTATAAAGACAAACGTGATGTAAACAGCACTGCATTTGCTAAACATATTCCAGGTATTACATTTATAGACGAAATCTTCATTGAAGATGATGTTGCACTTGTACCTTGGCTTGTTGGTGACGAGTGGAAGAAGATGAAAGACATCGAAACAAAGTATTTGTTTGGACACTTTGAACTTCCTAGCTTTTATATGAACGCATTAGTTAGAATGCCCGACCACGGTGACCTAAAACCAGAACACTTTAAGCATCAAGAGTATGTATTCAGTGGACATTTTCATAAAAGACAGAAGCAAGGTGCTATCCACTACATTGGTAACGCATTTCCGCACAACTATGCTGATGTAGGTGATGATGACCGTGGTATGATGATACTTGACAAGGAAAATAACAAAGAGCCGGAGTTTATTAACTGGCCCAACTGTCCTAAGTACCGTACTGTAACACTTAGCAACCTAATTGACAACGCAGATACCTTTATTAAGAGTAAAATGTACTTGCGTGTTACGCTTGACTTGCCTATTAGTTACGAAGAAGCAAGTTTTATCAAAGAAACATTCATTAATCAATACAACTGTCGTGAAATTACACTAATACCACAAAAGCAGTTGGAAGAAATGAGTACTGAGCTCGATATTGCACAGTTCGAAAGCGTAGATCAAATTGTAAGCAATGAAATCTCAGAACTAGACACTACT